CTATCCCGCGTCGGGTTTGCTCAAGTTTCGGTTGGCTTCGTCATATTCAGGGCTGACCTGTCCGCTTTCTGGCATCACCTCACCAGTCGTAAGCCACCAGCGGTACTGAGGGAACACTTTGCCTATTTCCTCAATCTCTCGCGTGCCTACTCGTGCTCGCCCTCTCTTTACGTTCTGCCAGCGGAAGTACTCCTTCGTTCCCGATTCAGCGAAGGCAGAGAGTCCAGCCAGGTCAATCAATTGAATAGCTCTATCAGCTATCGGGTCTTCCATTGAAAATAATTCGCTTAGTCATATGTACACGGTGGCGCGGTGGTGTACTATTTACTTAAGTACATAGTACGCAAGTCACTGCTGCCGATTAATGCTGAACATAGTGGATTAAAGCTTATGGATACGGAAGGTCTCGACCCTCAAAAGCTACACGGAGCACCACCCCTGATGCCCTGGCCAAAGTTCGCCGAGTGGATCGGCATGAGCGATGAGCCAATTGTCGTTCGCTCCTGGGTGGAACGCGGCTACCTGCCGTCCCTCAAGGTAGGCAAGCGCACCATGGTTAACGTCGCGCTGCTTGTTCAACAGTTGCTTGATCAGGACTAAGCCCATGAGCCGCACAGACGCGCAATTCAAGCTCCGCATGCCTGCAGCACTCCGCGCCCAGGTTGAGCAAGCCGCCAAAGAGGCGCGCCGCTCCCTGAATGCTGAAATCGTCCTTCGCCTTGAAGCGAGTTTTGCCCAGGTAGGGCAGGGGGTTTCCCAGTGATCTACGCCAGCTCCGGTTACCCAGGCGAGGGCATGAGCTATGACGCCATCCAGCTACAGCAACCCGCAGCACGCCGAGAACTGCGACTGCTCTGTCTGCTGGTCGAAGGCCGAGATGGCCAAGCCCGATCCTTGCCCGTGCACACCCTGCGACCAATGCCGCCCCGCGTTTGCCCGACCCGTGCGCACTCTGAAAATGCGCCTCGTCGCTGGTGCCTGGACGCCCTTGCTGTCCCAGTGGGAAATCACTCCGGCCTTTATCTGCGCGAAACACACGCCAAGCGACCGACCGCCCAAGTATTGGAGCGTTGTGGCCAACATCGGCAAGCCGGTGCCTTTCGTCCCGCTGCACGAACCTTTCGAGCTGACGGGGTGAGCGCATGAAAGTCTCCTTCCGCGTTGGCCGCTATCTGTTGGCTTTGCTCTGGCACTGGTCGCTCCCGTTCACATTCGGCGCCGTGTTCGCCTCCGTGCTGGCCATCCAAGGCGTACAGGAAGGCATCGAACTGCTCGATGAAGCCCTAGACGCTTCCATCACCCGAGTGGCTGACGCCTGCGTCATCCCGCCCGAACCACCCAACCGAGGATCGCCGCCTGTGTCCGGGGCTGGTTTACCAGTCGCGGGCGCAGGTGGCGAAACGGGATGACAAGGGCGCGGCCCTTGGTGTCCACCGCATAACAGTTCAACGCATCACCCGGCTTTAAACCCCGGCAAGTCGAAACAACCCAGCAGATTCGAACTGTGAAAGTTCACCTGCTCGGGATCGCTCGGCCTGCAGAAAGGCAAAACCGCGCACTAACGCGCAACTAAGCGAGGAAACAAAAGATGGCACGTTCAACTATGGAAGTTGCATTTCTCGGCACCCAAATGACCCAGGTGGAAGACACCAAATATGCCAAGGTCTTCTACGGCGATGAACCTGACGGCAAGACCGAACACGGCCTGTCCATCATCGGCATGGCGATCTCCGAAGACGCCGCCGACGAAGTGTTTAACGCCGGCTCCCAGTTCGAACCGCTGCAACTGGTGCGCATCACCTTCGACGTCGCCCGTGGTGGCCAGAACAAGGGCAAGAATCTCGCCCTGCACATCGAAGCGGTAGACAAGCCAACCGCCCGCGCTGCAGCCCCACAAGCCAACGCCCAGCAACAAGCCAAGCCAGCAGCCCAGGCTGCCGACCCGGCTAAAGGCTGAGGGCCAGGGCCGTGCTGATCCTTGATCGCGTCGTCTGTGACGAGTGCCTGTGTGTGATGGGCCAGCTCCATCACATGCCGGCCGCACAGAGCGACCTACTCAGCGATTTTCGCACGGCCCCTGATTACGCCATCTGCCCTGACTGCCGGGACGCCAGCGACCTGCCTGGCGACCTCAGCCAGAGCACCTACACGGTGGCGTACCAATGAACCTGCTCGCCTGTGACGGGGAAGTCTCCGTGGTTACAGGTGCGCCCCAGTGTTCCGGTGCATGGGTCTTGGTTCATGCACCAGAACCCTTCGATCCGAGCCAGTTAGACCCCGCACAACTTGCGGCTGCGTTCGGCGTTGGTTTCACCCTCGTCGCGACTGTCCTGCTCATCGGCATCGGTGCCAAGGCCATTCTCGACTTCATTAAGGGCGCTTAGCGCCACAGGAGAAAGACCATGAAAAACCTGAAACACGTTTCCCGTTCGCTGGCCCTGGCTCTGCCATTTAGTGCGCTGATGGCCGCCAACGCCTCGGCCGCTGGCTGGGATTACTCGTCCCTCGTCTCCGATATCGACTTCGGCACCATCGCCGCTGGTGTGCTGGCTGTGGCTGCGCTGTTGGCAGCCGTGTATGCCGGCATCAAAGGCGCAAAGGTCGTACTCGCCTTCCTGCGCGGCTGAGTCGCAACACCCTGAACAGGGCGGGTTATCCCGCCCTTTTCTTTGAGGTCACGGCAATGGCTGAACTCTATTACTTCGCGTTCTTTGTGATCGGCGCGGCCTGTGGCTACGGCGTTTTTTCGAGGTTCTGAACATGACTCGATTTCTTCCGCTCAATCTAGTCTCACTGCTGCTCGTACTGCTCTTTTCCCCGGCGGCCAGTGCTCAGACCTACACCTATAGCTGCACCATTCAAGGCTGTACCCCCAAGTCATCTGCTGCTGCAGCTGCCACGCAGTTCTTCAGTCTTCATGAGCCAATAGCCGGCTATAAGTACACCTTCGATTCATGCACCAAAACCCAGAGTGATGATTACCAATGCAGGGGCACATCTGTAGCCCTGGGCTCCTATACAACCGTTGTTCTACGCTCAGGCACGACCTGCCCACCGGGCTCAACGCTAAACGCACAGGTCGGTGAGTGCGTCCCTGATACGCCAGCAGATTGCCCAGTCGGCACCCCTTTTCTAGCCCGTGGTAATGGCCCGCTCGTCGGCGCTCCGCGTGTGTTTGTGGCGGCCTCGTCGCCTGGCCCAGTGTGCCGCGATGGCTGCTTTCATGGTGACGGCACCGAGCGTCCGACCTCCTGCTACCGCAGCCCTGACCCTGGCCAAACTGATCAGGGTTTCTGCAATTACGTCCTGCTTTCCACAGGCGCCAGCTGCTCCGGTGAGTCGGGTATTCCGGGTGGCAGCGGCCCTGCGCTCAACCCCGAGCCCCCCACCGACCCCGAAGAGCCGCCCAGCGATCCGGACAACCCCTGTTCAGGCATACCCGGCTACGTCTGGACAGGCACCACCTGCATCAAAGACCCCGGCACTGGTGATGGCGGCGATGGCCCTGGGGACGGCGATGGTGACGGCGATGGCCCTGGCGATGGCGATGGCGGTGGCAATAACGGTGGGGGTGATGGTGGCGGCGATAACGGCGGTGGGGATGGCGGCGGCAACAACGGCGGTGGTGATGGCCCTGGCGGTGACGGCACCGGCAGCAGTGGCGGCGGTAATGGCAACGGCAACGGCAACGGAAATGGCGACGGTGATGGCCAGGGTGACGGCTCGGGCGGTCCAGTGGGTGGTGCCGGCTGCGAGGGCGAGGCGTGCAAGTTTCAGGCGCCTGAGGGCTACGGCGACGATATCCCCAGCATCTCGCAAAGCCTGCAGCGCCTGTACACCGATATCGGCAAATCACCGATAGCCAACGCGGTCTCGGCCATCAAGTTTCCCACGGGCGGCTCCTGCCCCCAGGGCAGCGTCACGTTGTTTAACACCTCGATCACCTTCGACACCCATTGCGACCTCTGGGCCCAGATCGCGCCGATCCTCTCGGCGGTGTTCTTAGCCTTCTGGTGCCTGCTGGCCGTGCGTGTCTTCCTCTCTGCGTAACAGGTGAACCCATGGATATTCTTGGTTGGATCAAAAAGATCGGCGAGTTCATTTCGAAGATTTGGGATGTCATCGGCTCGTTCTTCAAGTGGCTGCAGGACGCCTTTAACTGGGTGGTGGATTTCATCCTGGGCTTTCCGGACTACCTGTTCTCACTGGTGGTCGATGGCGTGGTGGGGTTCTTCAACTGGTTGCCGGTGCCATCGTTTTTCCACTCGGCGGCCAGTGCCTTCTCCAGTGTTCCCCCCGAGGTGGTGTTCTTCGCAGAGGCGTTCCGTATTGGTGAAGGGGTAACCCTGGTTCTGGGTGCCTACCTGCTGCGCTTCATCCTGCGCCGTATTCCAATCATCGGGTGACCCATGGCCATTGATGCGTATACCGGCCTGCCGGGCCACGGCAAAAGCTATGGGGTGGTGGAACACGTGATCATCCCGTCACTGAAACAAAACCGCCTGGTCGTGACCAACATCCCGTTGGTGATTGATGACTTGCTGATGGACTTTGGCGGGCGCATTGAGCAGCTGCCCGCTGATTGGTTCGAGCGCGAAGACCTCGCCGACTTTGCGCCGCCGGGCTGCGTTCTGGTACTTGATGAACTCTGGCGACGCTGGCCCAACGGCATGAAAACCAGCGCCGCATCGGTGCAAGACAAGGCCCTGCTGGCAGAGCACCGCCACCGTGTCGATGGCAAAGGCCAGTCGATGCGCGTGGTGCTGGTGACCCAGGATCTCGCCCAGATTGCCAGCTGGGTAAAACTGCTGGTCGAAACCACCTACCGCATGCGCAAGCTCAGCAAAAAAGCCTTCATGGTGGACATCTACCGCGGCGCCGTGACTGGCCCACGCCCCTCAAAAGCGGCGCTACTCAGGCAGACCGCCGGCTCGTTCAAGCCAGAGGTGTTCCGCTACTACCAGTCAGCCACGCAAAGCGCCAACGGCGCCGTTGGTGATGAATCCAAAGCCGATGGCCGTGGCTCACTGCTGCGTTCCTGGGGCTTATGGGGCTTGCTGGGAATCGTCGTTGTAGGCGGCCTGTTCGGCGCCTACGGCATCAGCAAATTCTTCTCGCCAGACCGATTTAAACAACCAGAGCAAACAACCGCCCCCGTCCAACACCCCGCCAAACCAGAGCCACCGCCGACCTCATCAGGGCGCGCGGCTGCCCAGGTGTACAAGACCAAACCCGAAGGGCCGGTGATGTCGCAAACGTGGCGGGTAGGCGGCTATGTGGTCGCCTCCAAGTACCGAGAAGACGCGCTCAAGGTCTCCACCGTGGTGCTGGCCTCCACCAACGGCGGGCGCCGGCTAATCCCCATAACCGACTGCCGCTTTTTCCCCGGTGAACGGGATATGTACTGCGACATCGACGGTGAGCGGGTCACGCCCTGGACAGGCCGTGGCGCAGTGACCTCGGTGATTGATCCGATTGCGTTGCCAGGGACTTCACCGGCGGCGGCTCGCTAGCGTAGCGCACCGGGCCGCCGCCCGGTGACGTCCCTGTAACACGTCAGATAACCAGAAATTAACTTCCGCATTACTCAGCAATAGGTAAAGCAATGGCAACGGTAAAAGATCATCAGCGTTTGAATGCTCTGACTGCAGAGGATGACAAACACGGGCGTCTGTTTGTTGACCCGGGCAACTTCACGTTCACCGACCTGTCAGGCGTTCGCCTGCTTCGCTGTGGCGTGGATACCGTGCGCCAGCTTTACCGGGGCATGATCCGCCCGGAAGTCATGGCTCTGTTTGAAAAGCCGGGCACCCTGGTCGACTTCGCGGGCCAGCGCTGGCACTCGGGCCGGGTAGGGCGGGACTCCGGCTACCAGTACAAGCTGCAGAATGCAGACCTGGGCATCATCCTGCTGGTTAAAAACTTCAACTCCAAGCTGGAGAACATCGGCCCCCATCTGAAAATCGAAGTGTCACCCCATGCAATCGACAGCCTGTCGCCGGAACGCCTGCAGGCTCGGTTAGATTTCTATGCATCCCAGGTGCTCTCCCATGTGGAGATTAACCAGTGTGCCGTCCACCTTGCACTAGACCTGCAGGGCTGGACGCCTCCCGCTGATCTGGTGGCCCGTATGCACTGCAAGGCCCGCACACAACGCGACATTACCGGCATCAATGAAATCAACTGGGCGACCAAATCCAGCACCTACGGTCGAGGTGAAACGTCGATGTTCGGCTCGGCCAGCGGTGTGCAGCTGTGTATCTACAACAAGACTGAACAGGCCAAGGCCGCCGACAAGCTCGACTACTGGGAAAGCGTCTGGAAGCGCCGTGACAGCTTCGACGATCAAGACCCTGAGAACTATGACCCGGCCCAACCGGTTTGGCGTGTAGAGCTGCGCTATCACCACTCCATCATCCAGCAATTCGCCAGCGGCTCCCTGGATGTCAAAACCGGTGAGGCTATCGACACACGATCGTTTGCAGCCTTTGCCGGGCATCTGGAAGGCCTGTGGCGCTATGGGCTGCGCCAGTTCAAGTTCCTCTCCCGGCCGGGCTACTACGCCCCGATCTGGACGCTGATGCGTGATGACGTTCGTGTTGATCTGCCGGTTGATTCGCTGCTCGATGACACTGAATACAAGCGCTACTACAAGACCTCGCGGGGCTTCTCGGGCAAGAACGTGGAACTCTTCCTGGGAAACTTCGTAAGCCTGCTGGCACGGGAGCGAGTGGGCGCTAGAAAAGCATTTCATACCCTCAAGGATTGGGACTGCTGGCCAGTCATCCGTGATCACTATGCCGCCAAGGGCATGGATGAAGACGGGCTGTATAAGCACATCAAAGGTATCTTGGAAGAGCGCAACGTCAGATGGGGCAGGGCAGTCTGATGGCTATCGAGCAACTGGCAGACGGACGTTGGAAGGTCGATGTAGAGCCGATCAAGGGCAAACGCTTCCGTAAGACCTTCAAGACCAAAGGCGAGGCGTCACGCTTTGAAGCAACCTGCAGGGCCAAGGTGATTGAAACGCCAGATTGGGCACCCAAGCCAAAGGATCGTCGCAAGCTCTCCGAATTGGCCCAGCGTTACTACGATCTGCACGGACACACCCTGGCGGACTCGGTACGGCTTAAACAGGTATTGGAAAAGCTGGTGCGCGAGCTGGGCGACCCGGTTGCCGTCAAGTTCACCGCTGACCAGTTCTGCAGACTTCGTGGCCAGCACCTAGCAGACGGTATTCATGGCAAGACCCTGAACAACCGACTCGGCTACCTCAAATCACTGTTCAATGAGCTGCACCGCCTGGGCGATATCGACTACCCGAACCCCTTGGCCAAGGTTCGCCCGCTGCGCCTGCAGGAACGCCCGCTATCGTTCCTTTCCCAGGCACAGATAGCTGAGCTGCTGCAGGCGCTTGATAACTACCCGAACTGCAAGCACCTGGCGCTGATTGCTCGCGTTTGCCTGGCTACCGGGGCGCGTTGGGGTGAGGCTCAGGGGCTTGTGACTGCGCGGGTAAAAAACGGCGCGGTGACCTTTGCCAATACCAAATCGCGGCGGACTCGTAGCATCCCGATTCACCCGGCCTTGGAAAAGGCACTGCTCGACTACTTCAAGCAATACGGGCCGTTCCCAAACTGCATGCGGCATTTCAGCCGAGTCCTGGAATCAACGTCGATCAAGCTACCGAGAGGTCAGGCTACGCATGTGCTTCGCCATACCTTTGCCAGTCACTTTGTCATCACGGGCGGCAACATCCTGACCCTGCAGAAGGTGCTTGGTCACTCGTCCGTCACTATGACCATGCGCTATGCACATCTGGCCCCTGATCACCTGCAGGATGCTTTGCGCCGAAATCCCATCTTCGACACTTTTTCGACACCGACCTAG